GGGGTAATTCCCCACCCTCGATATGTTGTAGTCTGACGGCTATTTTGTTAAATTCGTATAAGTTGAACTTTTATTAAGATTTTGCAGGCCGTCCCTGCGTGTCTTTTTGAATGATGATACCTACGAGTGAAAACTAGTAGACCGTCTTTCGCATGCGTGTAACTATTATAAAATAGTTGACAACATATCGAACGATTTTCAATACAATGTCAAGCCATTGTTGTGGATCTAGTCCACGAAGTATATATTTCAGGATTCTACTGTGATGTTACAGTCTTGTTTTTTCTGTTTCTAAAAACAGTTCCGTTATTATGGCGCGCCTATTTATAGGAGTGTGACGTTTTAACATTTTTACCATTTTTTAAGAAAAATGAGTTTTTTATTCTTTTCGGTAAAGAAGAATCTGCATAGATAAAGCAGCCCGAATATTTTTATTTTGGTGTGAGTGGATAGCTAATCGCTCACGTATACTAGAATATTAATACACCTTCAAGGTGCGTGTCTTAAGTGACACATATGTTCCCTAATTCATTATTGTCAGGGGAAGGAAGAACAATAACCGTGCTGTAAGCGCGACGGTAAGAGAAACTTGAAATAACTTGGTCTTATATTTCTTACTACCACTAGCACGGCCTAAGGCGTTATGCAAATCCGCCTTTATAATTGAGAAAGATCATGAATTCATGGTGATATTGTGGTCACATGTCTAAATACAATCACAAGCGAGTCGAAGCCGCAAGCAATCTAAGATTGCAAAGTCGTTATTTGATTTGGAAGATGCAAGAGTTGATGCTGAGTTTAAAGCATATCTTGAGCAAAGTGGAGGCACAAAGTCTTATGAAGAGTCCCTCCAAAATATCGCTGAAAAGACACTTCAAGTAGTCCGGGAGATCCCCGAGACCAAAGAAGAGTTGATTCAGCGTGGAAAGGATAATTTGGCCGAAAGACGCGAAAAGAAGAAAATTCGCGAGACTAAGGCCAAACAAATCCATGACGCTGATGTTAATAAGCGTCTAGGCTCCGGCAAGAAACTCAAAATGAAAGATTTTGAGATGGAAATTGCACGTCGAGCAAAGTTTGACACCTCAAGCGATAAAATGGCTATAGAGGAGCGACAAGAAATTGCTCGCTTATCTAGAGTTCCAAAAGCTAGAGAACGTTCCAGAATTTCTGTTGCGGACAAAGAGTCTGCCGAATTGCGTGAACAAAGTAATCTTATTCGTAAGATGAAACTCAAAGCTAAAGCTGCCAAAAAACAGCGTAAACATGATCGTAGAGAGGAACGTAGCGTTCCTGTCAAATCTGATGCAGGTCAAGCGGAGGAAAAGTTTGAAATTCCTTCGATGGAAGCTCTTAAAGAAGAGCACCGTGGCTTTATGGCACCACTTGAAGAGTTGTGCGAGAAGCACGAATTGGTTCTTGCCAATGTTCATGATTTGTTGACATTTGTTTACCAATTGCGACGTTGTCGTAATTTTGGTGATGCTTATTGTGCATGTTATATGTATGTCACGAATTTTTGTGATCGCAAGTTTTCCGATAGAGTGAAGTTTGCAATAATAGGTTCTATGGCTATGGAAGTTGTTTCCATGCTTAAAGATGAAAAACCAAAATCTGATGGTTTCATCTCTGATAAAATGCAAACTCTTTCTGATCTTGTAAATATGACAGTTTCTAGTGAATTTGTCAAGGCTGTTAAAACTGTTGTTATGACAGCTGCCGGTTTACGTTTCTTTTCTAAAGAGACTAGTGTGAATATTTACAAGGTTGTTGGGAGACCAGAATCAATGAGTGTTGGGTCTTTGATACAGACTATGTTTGAAGCTTTAATCCAAGTTGTTAGAGTAGCTGAGGCGTTGGCCGCAGGTTGCTCATGGAGTGAAGCTTTATTTACTAAAGATCCAATCTCCACATATATTGCTAGTGCACGTGAACTTTTAGTTTACAAGGACAAGCTTTATAGTGGTCTGCCTACTCCAGGTATGATGGATAGATGTTTTTTCGTCACAAGAGCAAAAGAAATTATGTTGTTTTTTGATACGGCGATGAAGAAAATGTCTCCATTGTGCAAAGAGTACAGAGAAATGTCTGCCTATAATTTGCAATTGTTAAGTTGTGTTTGTGAAATTGACGCCGCTGTTAAGTCGGCATGTCGAATTCAACCAGCTGCTATTGTTATTCATGGCAAACCAGGTGTGGGAAAATCTTATATCCTACAACATATTGCTGCTACGCAAAGTAAGGTGATGAATCGTGAGTTTCAACAATCGTTCATCTATCCTCGCAATTGCACATCGCAATATTGGGAAGGATATCTACCCTTTTCTCATCCTATACTCTGGTATTCTGAGTTGGGAGCTAAGGCTGTTGGTTTAGTCAAAACAGCTGGTGATGTTCTAATTGATGAACTCACCTCAGTAGTTAATACTTTACCATTTTCCTGTGATATGGCCTTTGAAGGCAAGGGAAAAGTTTTTGTATTAGCGGAGTTAGTTTTGATTGACACCAATAATGTCAGTTTAAATTTACCACTTCTTGTCAACAACCCTGCTGCTTTTGAGCGCAGGTTTTTGTATGTTGAGCCTATTGTTAAAGAAAAATATAGGCAAGAAGGTTCTTGTTTATTGGACTCTTCCAAGTGTGAAGATGGATCCGATTTTATGGATAGATGGTATTTTAAAGTTGTTTCTAAAGTTCCTGTCTCTGCCACGCACTCTAATGTGATTGAACACTTGAGTGGTGATGAAAAATGTGACGTTCATGCGTTTACAGATTTCCTTGTCACTTATTTTCGAAAGCATTATGCTAAGGGCAAAGATCTTCTCGAAAAGACCCAAGCTGATCGCATTAATACCATTTATGGTTCTATATTAAAGCGTGAAGCTGAAAGTGTGATAGATGTCACAGCTGAAGTGAAGGATTCCGTTGAATTACGTGAGGCCTTTACCTTGGCTAATGTTCTTGATGCTGGCGAAGTTATCGGAATGGGTGTTGGTTTGGATGAACCTCCCTTATTTGATGACGAAAAGTATGCCGCAGGTGAACATTCTATGATATCTTCTGATAGTTTTATGGAAGATGTGCGTGCAAAAATATCTGAAAAGTGTAATATTATTACGCGACCCACTGTTATGAATGTTGTTAATGCTGGTATAGACGTTGTCTCTACTGGAATGCATTTGTTGGGTTGCCATTTGACATACGCTTTTCTATGGGGTATGAATGCTGCATATTCACGTTCTGATTTAAAGCATTCTCGCAAATCAATTTGGCAAATAGGTTATTGGCAAGTTCTTGTTGCTTTTATACTTCCATTCTTTACTGGATGGACTTGGACGTTCTCATTTGTACGCACTGTGTTTTTACATGGTGTTTGGAAGATGATTGAACCCATATGTGACAAGCAAATTGTAGATTTGCAACTTGATAAAGCGGGTAATATGTGTAATTATTACGTTGATTATTTTAAGTATCAAATCGGATTTTGTCCTGATTTTCCTCTATTGTCAGATCCAAAGAGTTATACTGGATCTAAGCGTAGCTTGCTGACGATTGTAGCTGCCATTTGTGCAGCTCTTGTTGGTGCAAAGGTTACCGTAGATGTTATTCGTAGACATTTCCATAAAGATTCTGAGGGATTTTCTAAGTTTTACATTGAAGATGAAAATAATGAGAAAATCAATAAAATAGAAGAGAACGCCCATTGTGGTGGTGCTCTTAAGCGCGTTGAGAATCGTGCTTTAGGATCTTGGAATGTTATACAAACTACTTTTGCCTCAGAATTGCATGAAGGCGATTTGGATAGTGTGTATACACGTATTATGCGTAACGTACGTAGAGTAGAAATTCGCGGTGGCGATTCTCGATCTATGATAGCTTATATCTTTGGTATTAAGGGATCATATGCTTTAATTAATACTCATTCCCTTATGGGTTTGAAGGAATTTGAAGCTAATGTCTCTATGACCGGAGATCCTTTTGCAAAGAATGAAGTTTTTGCAAAGAGTATGATGACTCCAAATTATTATCAACATTTGGGAAATGACTTGACTTTGTTGAGATTGTCTTTTGTACAATTTCTTGATGTTACTAAGTATTTTGCTAAAGATAGCATTTTTCCAAGAGTTGCTAATGCCTACATTGCTGGTGAGCGTGTAGTCGCTAATTATAAGGAGAGTGTCTTGAGATATGATGATCCTTCGGGACCTATCGAAATCAATAGATACTTTAATTATAAATGGGAATCTCATAAAAAAGGTTCTTGTGGAAATCCTCTATTGTTATGTAAGGACTCTGGGTATGTGTTGGCAGGCATTCATTGTGCTGCCGCATCTGGAGTTATGTCCTTTGCCACTGTTATTGATGGACCTCGTGTTCTAATGGCTTTGGAAGACATTGGATTGAGAACCCCTCTTATGGAGGTTGCTTCCGAGGCATTTGATATGTATATGCCTACAGAGGATCCTTTAGCTAAGTCGCCATTTCGTTATGAGAATTTGCAAGGTGCAAATTATTATGGAAAAGTGTTAGGCATTGTAAATGCCCATAATTCCTCTAAACTTAAGCCGACGTTTTTAGTTGAAGAGAAGATGCTTGAGCCCATTTTTGAAAAATATTTTGGAGAACCTGAGAATCATTATGGCAAGCCCATGATGAATCCTGTTCTTCGAGATGGAGAATGGATATCTCCATGGAATATTGCTTTGCGCAAATTAGGCAAACAAAAACTTCCATTGCATCGTGATACCTTGTCATTTTGTATAGATAGGTTAACGAAGCATATTTTGGAGAATTTCCATGATAAGGGTGTTAAGCCTTGGAATCCTATGACGATGGATCTTGCTATAAATGGTGCTGTTGATGACCCCTTTTTACGCCGGATCAACGTAGCCACTTCTGGTGGTTTTGGTTGGTCTGGCTCAAAGAAGAAATGTCTGCCGATTGCTTATGTAGATTTGTTTTCAGTTACTCGTGAACCAACTTCTGAGTTGAAAGATCGAGTCGTTAGTATGGCAGAGCACTATGCAAAAGGTGAAACAAATTTTGTAACATTTAAAGCTAATCTTAAAGATGAACCAAGAACTTTACAGAAGTGTAAAGAGGGTAAAACTCGTGTTTTTTGTGGTTCACCTGTAGATTCCTTGATTTTATCAAGAATGTTTTTAAGTCCTTTTTACACGTCAATGGTTGAGCATAGCTCCCTTTTTGGTACGTGTGTTGGTGTTAATATGCACAAAGAGGCAAACATTGTGTACGATGATCTATTAAATTTCTCTAAGAATATTATGGAAGGAGATTATGGTAATTTTGATCAAAGTATGCCTTTTGATATTTCTTGGGCAGCTGGTAGTGTTGTTATGAACATATGTGAGGCTATGGGATATTGTCCTGATGCTCTCACTATTCTTTCTGGTATTATAACGGATGGTTTATTCCCGTTTCTAGAGATGAATGGTGATATATTATGTTCACCTGGTTATCAACCCTCTGGGAAGTATGGTACGGCAGAAGATAATTCATTGAAAGGTGTTATCTTGTTGATGTATTTTTGGTATTCAACTATACATACACAAGATCTTGATTTCTTTGATTATGTGAAACCTAAGACTTATGGAGATGATCTCTTAGCTGCAGTAAAGGATGAGGTTAAAGAGTTTTTTAACAACGTCACTTACGCCGAGTTCGTCGAACGAGTTTATGGTATGACATATACTACTGCTTCCAAAACTTCTGATTTGCTACCATTTGTCAAATCTGAGGATATGACATTTTTAAAACGTCATTTCGTCTTTCATGACGAACTGAAACGTGTTGTAGCTCCGCTTGATACGAGTTCTCTTTTTAGAACTCTTCAGTGGTGGAGCCCTTCTAAATTTGTTAATGAACAAGAACAAATGATTTCAATGCTTGATTCCGTGTTGAGAGAGTCTATCTTTCACTTAGATCAAGAAAAATTCAACATGTTCCGATCCGACCTAGTAAATGTGTTTTCTAGACATTTTGAGGTTGATATCGAAGTCGTTGAGACGTTATTTTCGACTTATGAGAAGCATATCCATGGCCTCTCATTATAGAATTGTAGTGTCCTTATGCCCTAATACACAAGGTTGTCCAGGGGGGAAGACGACTCACTAAAGTATGACTTGCATTCACATAGCATCTGGTTGCATGTAGTGTTTGTATAGCTATTTAGGTAGAACGCGTGTGAAAGGTCTGCGTTTAATAAGTTGATCAGCTAACCAGCTGTGTTGTGGAGTGATGTGTCCCGCACGGTTTATAAATTGCATTGCTAAGTCGTATTTAGCCCACCTTCGAGAATTGAAGCAAATGTTCTTAGATGAGCAGAAAACTCTTGATTTAGAGCTGCAGGGAATGAAGTACCCGCTTAATATGCTCAATTCAAGAATGTTGAAGAAATTGCCTCAGTATATCTCAGATCCTTCCTTCCGACATGAAACTCAACGTTTTATTAGGGCGAGGTCCCGGTTTGCATCCTTGCAATATTCTATTGATCGCATCAATAGTGCCATTGCTTTGCGTATGCAAAAGGGGGATATTCATTCTGAATCTTGTTGTCTTGGTAGTGATTTGATGGAAAATCGGGTTGATCCTGAAATTCCCGATATTACAGTCATTCATCAGGATATCAGTTTGCGGCAGATGGATAGAGTTTTTGATGGTATGATACCATCTTGTGATTCACTCACTTATGAGTTGTGTGGTGAATTCATGCTCTGTTTATATATGACGGGAGCTTTCCGCAATTTCAAATATTCAGACCTTTTTTCTGGTCTTCAATATTTGTGGAATTGTTCTCCGACTATTGAGCGAGTGTGCACTATCCCTAAGCCTCGTGTCATTGATAGACTGAAGCGACTGCGTGTGTGCGTTGCCCAGCCAGATGCCATGCCTATTGTTATATCGTTGTTTGATATACAATATGAACCATTGACGAAAGATCATCTCTTTCAGATTTTGCAAGGTATTAATGTTGGATATGCTAAACATCGCGGTGTTCAGTTGTCTCAAAGACAAGCGTTACATTTTGTTGATGATACCGTCTATTATGATCTTCATAGTGAATCTATGTTAGTTTCAGAGATGAAAGATGGAGTGATTACAACAGATGAAACATTTGAAAATTTGACAGATGTTGGTGGTGATGATGCCACTAAAACTTTTTCTGGAATGCAGCCTATAACTGAGACTATTAATCCAGTTCCCGTCCATATCGAAAAGTTCTTTTCACGTCCAGTGGAAATTGATAATTTTGATATTACGATGGCAACTGATTTTGATTATTCAGTCCAGATTTGGGCACGCTATTTAGAGAATCCAGCTGTTCGTGCGAAATTGAAGAATTTTGCCTTTTTGAAAGGAAAATTGCATGTTCGTATTTCGATGTCTGGAACTCCATTTGATTTTGGAAAAGTTTTGGTAGCTTATCTTCCTGTGAATGATATGAACCCGATAGGTGCGTGGTATTTGACGCATACGGGATATAGAGATTTCTTTTTGAGATATCTTTCACAGACTTATGGTTCCAAGGTGATGGATCCTAAAGATAACAAGCCACTTGATTTTGTTTTTCCATTTGTTAGTCCTCAACCTATGATGAGATTGTTTAATAACAGTTCTTCAGCGTTAGGAGATGGTGATGATTTTGCCGATGCCCTTCAAAGGGGCACTTTGGTAATCAAAACCCTTAATCAGATTAACTCTGTATCTTCTTCAACGTCGTCGAAAGTTAACTTAAACATCTATGCTTGGATGAGTGATGTTGAACTTGGCTGTCCCACTGGTACAGTCATGGTTATCACATCTGATTCTGACGAACGTAAGACAGGTCCTATACAAAAGCTTGCTTCTAACGCAGCGACTTTTGCTTCTTCTATTTCTCATATTCCTTATATTGGACCATATGCACAAGCTAGTGCTAAAGTCCTTTCGGGAACTGCTAATCTTGCAGAGTTATTCGGTTGGTCTTATCCAACTATGAATAATATGCCTGATCGCATGAAAAATGAGCCATACAGAAATGCAGCGAATCTCACTGGGTATGATCTTGGTCAACGTATTGTCCTTGATCCTAAACAAGAGCTTACTGTGTCTTCCAATGTTGTTGGTATTCCTATAGATGAATTGTCGATAGCACACCTCTGTGGTATTGAGTCTTTGCTTTCTACATTTGTTTGGAATAATTCCGACACTACTGAAACAGCTATTTGGTCAACTATGGTTTCTCCAAAGGTTGCTGTTGGAAGTACACCTGATCCTACTGTATTTGTTCAACCAAGTGCATTGGCTTATGCGGCTCGTCCGTTTAAGTATTGGCGTGGTGATATCAAGTATCGGTTCGAAGTTGTTGCTTCAAATTTCCATCGTGGTAAATTTGCAGTGTTTTTTGAACCAAATATTGCACAGTCAGTTTTGATCAATACAGATTTGGATCTTAATAAGCAGTTTATTAAGGTCATTGATATACAAGAGACTCAAACGTTTGAAGTCTGTGTTAATTGGGCTTATCCCAAAGCTTGGGCACATAATATGATTGATGAAGATGCGATATCTTCAGTAAACGACTTTACGTCACTGTCATCTAAATTTGAGTGCACCAACGGCTTTATTGCGGTTTATCCGCTTACTAAGCTTCAATCACCAGACGATTCTTCGATTCCTATTAATGTCTATGTTTCTTCGGAAAATATGATGTTTAATGTGGTATCCCAACAGGATCTACCTATGAGTATAACTGCCGAGAGCTTGCCTATGGACAATGCTATCGTTCCTGAAACTTGTTTTCAGCTAAACCCCACAAATGTGACCACTCAACACATTTGTCAAGAGCATTTTGGAGAAATGCCTTTGTCTTTTCGGGCTCTGTTAAAGAGATTTGCAACGACGGCCACTATAACTTCTAGTTTTGTAGCGCAGTCTGGCTTATCTATCGACTTGCCCATTGTCCCTCTTTTGACTCCTAGTGAGTCCATAGACTTGGTTCCTCCAAACAATCCTTCTTTGTTGAATTATTTGCGACCATCGTTTTTAGCGATGCGTGGTGGATTGCGAAAGCGCATTCATTATGTGCTTACTGCTTCGAATACTAATTGGCATATGTCTGCCATTATGCTTCCACCTTCTGCAACAAGTGTTACCTCACCTGTCATTATTTCGACAACACAAGCTGTTAATGGTAATACAAACCTTGATGGTTTTGTACAATTTGTCCCTCATACTAATGGGGGAATTGAGTTTGAATTACCATTTTACTCTAACAACCTATATGCTTATGCATGTACGCTGGATCCTTTTGATAATTTCGATTCATCTATGGATCCTCTTGCTAATCGCAACTATCGTCTTACGACTGATTTTAATGCGACTGGTACTGGAGCGACTGTGTATGAGCAAACAGCTACTGCTGAGGATTTCACACTTATGCGATTTATCGCTTCGTGTCCTTATAATTTCACGCCTTCGGGGTGAGAGCGAGAAGACGCTATATAAATTTGACGGTTATTTTAACCCGTGATAAAAGTTTTTTAAAACAAAATTGATACCATGGGTTATGACCCCATGCTTCAGTCTTTAATCACGGAGTTAAACGAAATGTTAACTTCTAGTTCC